CCGTGATCTGCAAACGATCTACGCCCGTCAGGGGATCTACCAGGCTCCCACCTCCCTTTTAGTCTAAATGCCGCTGCTGAATCTGGATCTGTACCCTCGTACACTAACATCTGGCCTTCCGTAGACGCTAGTACCAGGGCATCGTCCATACCTGCGCCAGAATCGTAGGTCCAGTTAGTCGCCCAAAGTAGAGCGCCACCCGCATTTAATTGTTGACCAAAGTCAAACGCCGATAGTAACCCAGATATTTGACTTATTGGTAAATAATAAGCTGTAGCCGAATCCCTAACCAAGAACCAGACTCGGTTCTTCCATATCCAGATGAATGCGATGTCCTTAGTAGTATGGGTATCCCCCACAGGCCACTGTATTTGTCCTACCCCGGCCCCATTGATTCGTTCAGTCCATGTATCTACTCCAGCAGGAGAAGCGAATGAGTAATACCCGGCCCCCAAGCTGACGGCGAGTAGGAAGTTGCCGCCTATGGTCACGAAATTGGTATAATACCACTCCCCAGGAACGCGTGAATTAGTGGAGGGGGTAAGGCTCAGAGTCGGAGCGGCCCCTTGGGTAGTAATCTTGTATAGATTACTGGGATCTTCAGCGGGTGCTGCAAATAACTCTGAATTTGTTAGATTCTCCCCAAAATACGGCAATATGGTTCTAACAGGAACCGAGAATTTATTAGCAAGGGGTATCCATTCTTGGTACCCCCTACGAATTTCGCATCCGTTAGGTTTGGCAATTACGTTGTCCAACGTATACGCATCCGTAACGGGGAAATCAATAGTAGAGGCCAGTATATTCAATCCACCAGATGGGGACTGATAACGAGCACGCCTCTGCACAGCCTTGCGTACTTTCTCAGACCTAATTTTAGTTGGCGATACCATTAGTATGGGCTACCGTATCCTGTACTCGGAATATTGTTAGCTGCGTTGATGTATGGATACCCTCTGCCCGGTACGATACTCAACGTCGTGGCTCCCTTATCTGTACCAGATTCCCACTGAAAGGCTTTCATGAAATCTGCCATGGCCGAGCCGGAATCGTATCCCTCATTCTCGAACCACTTAGCACGAGTATAAAGAATCATCAATTGAGCGGAATATACGTGATAGGAGTTATCCCTCTGCATATCCAACACTGGTGTCGGAGGATCCAGGGGATTTCCACTTACATTTACGTCGTTGGCCCAGTATTTGGATAAATACTCAAAACTAAGAGTCTGGGGCGACCCCGGCGGTGGGGGAGACTTCACCCATAACTGACCGTCGCGGATACGCCACATGAAGCGCGTAGTGATCTGAGCGTTGCGAACGACTAGCCATTGCCAATCTTGAGCGTTAACCGGACCTACTGCAGGCAACAACGTAGAACGATTCCAATGGGTATCGTCCGTCATTGTCTTAAAATCTGCGGGAAGATCGAATGCCTTCTCTACCTGACCTATGGTATCAGCCTCGATTGAGAGGGTGGCCGTCTTGGACATTATCTGCCAATTGTACATGTACGACAATTCTGTACCGCACAGATTGGCGTAGTACTGTAGGCGAAGGATCGCTTCGTCAGACGAAGCGGCTACCGTGGTAGTCTGAGGATGACCCACAGAACGAGCTACGGTATTGACTATCTCAAGTAGGGTAGTACCGGGAGCTGCGGCCATATGTCCTCACGCTATTCATTTCAGCCGCTACTGGCGTCGCCAGGAAGCGCAAGGGGTTTAGTTGAATACTACGAAATCGCAGTTGGTAACACCCGTCGCTACCGTGTTAAGGTGTACTACAAATGAGCCAGCCGCGACTACCACAGCTTCTACTGAGCTTACAGCAGCGTCGTGAGTAGTCAATACAGCTAGAACCGTGGAGGTTGCCGTAACCAGGCTATTAGTGATAGTAACTTGACTTGACGAGGCCGCAAAAGCGAAGCGACCACGCGGAGTGTTGATTGTAGCATTACCTGGAGTACCCGACGCATCCGTGGTCGGGAGTGATATACCCACCGTGAATACGTTACTCTGAGACGCGCCCCTGACAGCCATGGCTACGTCCCCGTTCCCAGAGTGATGTATAGAGTAGATGCCCCAGATGTCGTCGCGATGACGTTTATTACAGCATTGGGGGATAGTTCAAATATCTCCACCACCCCCGGTAGCATGGGCATACCATTATTAACGGTAGCTGTCACTCCGTCAAACCGGACGAAGCACGGAATAGTGCCAATATTGACCATACGTGCCTCTACTGGGGACGTAGCATACCCAGGAGGCGGGACTGATGCCTGTTGACTTGAATTAGTAACTCCTACACTTCCAGTAAATCCATTAGTCTGGAAGGGAAAATTCGTCATGGGCATAACATGTACCCCTATTGTTTAACAACGCCTTGCTGCTTAGGAATCCCCGGCTTGGACGTCAGTACCGACAGCGCTTCTTCCTTGGCTTCGGCCACAGCCTTGAGGTCGGCTACCATCTTCTCTAGGGCCGCAACACGGGCATCCGTGCCCGTAGTTGCTTCCAGGAACTTCTGACACTTCTGCTTGTCGCCTTGGAATCCAGGGAATTTCTGTCCAACCTCGTCGCTAGCCCCGGCCAACTGCTCGACAGTGTGGATACCGAAGAACTTGTACTCCTCCACCTTCGAACGGGTCATGAAGGGGACGGCTTCCAGGCGCGTGCCGATCACTTCGGTACCACGACCGGCCTTGAATTTATCATAATGGGCGGCGAAGCGGCCCTTGTCGTCGTCGGAGGCGACACGGTCGATGATCGAGAGCTTATCACCAGGCACCAGAATACGGACGTGTACCACGTCCTGGAAAATGGGTCGCCCGGCATCTTCCGATTCCCGAGTCATTAGCACGGGTCTCAGATAGAACTGAACGTGAAGCTTGCTGTCCATGGCGTAACGGGGTTGATCTTCCGTAACTCCATCAGTTATCTTGGACCAATCGGTGGTATCTAGTTCAGACATGTTCTTCCTCTTGGAAAGGCCTGCCCCTTTCGGGGCAGACCGATTCCGGGTTGCTATTACGTAATCGGACCTTGCGCGACTGGCCGATTGTATACACACAGGTTGAAGAAGTCCGTCGCCGTGGCGTAAGCCGCGGTGATGGCCGTGAAGTTGCTCGCGGTAGCGTTATTGCTCATGACGAGAGACTTGCCGTCGACGCCGATGGAATTGATGAACGTCGTAGCCGGGATGCCCGTACCGGAAAGCAGCATACCGGGAATCAGCCCGTCACTGTTGGGCGTAGCCAAGATCGGAGAGCCATTACTTACACCACACGTCTTGATGACGGTCGTACCAGTGGCCGGCGCGGTGACGCGCATACCGATGATCTGCTTACCCGCCGCAAGCGCCCCTCCTTGACCCGCCGCGACGATGCCGATAGCGGTATTGGCCGCGACGGAGGCACTGCTCCACACGGGACCGTAGCCAGAGATCTGGGCCCACCCGAATTGCGGTACGGCGGATGAGACCAGCGGATTGACGAGGATCGCCAGCGCCTTGCCGAGCAGGGTCGTATTGGGTACGAGCGACGACAGGAAGGCCGTAGCCGTGTCGTAGGCGAGAATGGTCCCCACCTTCGCAGCCGTGGAAGCCGGCATCTGAAGGTAGATGAACTCGCCGCCGCCCCAGAAGGGGTCGTTCGCCTGTACGATAGTGCCGGGTGAGATTCTCGGGGGAGTGACCGGAGTGGTCACGGGGACCAGGTCAGCGGCACCCCAGTTTGCAATCGGGGGAGTGCCGATGAAGTCGGTAATAAGAGCATACGTCATTTGAATCTCCTTGTACTCATAAAGCCCAGGGCCGGATGGCCCTGGGACACCACTACTATGAAGCTGTTACGTCGAGACCATGCGACCCTGGAACTGCGAGCCAGACATCGTCAGGTTGCCCGCCCACGCCAAGATTTGAACCTCCGCGTCCTGGTTGACCGAGTACCGGCGATTCGGGCTCAACGACGTCATGTTCCTCGCCGAGTGCGGGCGCAGGAAGATGTACTTCGTGTTGAGGAAGAAGCCAGTCTTGGCCGGGCAGAAGCCGCCGATGCCGCCGTCCAACACGACGTCTGCGTCCATGTACTTCAGACTGGGGAAGCCGAGCTTGCCGGTTTCCGCCTGCGTGAAGCGCTGGAGAGCTTGGAGGCTGGCGACGTAGAAGGCCCAGAAGAAGTTGTCGAACACGATCAGGTCGGGACGGTCCGAACCACGAACTAGCTTGACCCACATCGAGTTACACGCTTCCTGGATGTTCACCGGGGACATCGCTGCCGGGGTAGCCAGCGAGGCCGACGAGAACAGTTGGCTTTGCCAGAACGACCACGCGGCGCGGTCGATACCACCATATGTACCGGTGGTAGGCGCCGTCGGTACCGCAGCGTTTAGGCCGGTCAACTCCTTACCGCCGGAACCAGTACCGTCCGCGTACACGCCGCCCGCCAGCAGGTTGGCCATCGTGGATTCCGCCACACTGACGCGACCTTCTAACAGGTCGATCATCTGCTCGCGACCAGCATTCTGCAGCTGTTCGAGGCCGGACATGACGATTGGGCAGGCGAGCTGCTTGATCGCGTATTCCGCTGAGCTGATGACGTCTTGCGCCGCGACCGGGAGCAGGTCGTAGCCACTGTACCACCCGCCGTTGCCGTTCTGGGCAAAGGACAGTTCTTGCATGATCGTGTTACCACCGGCAAATGACTTCACGTTTCCGCGCTGACTCAGCTTGGCGCTGAGTGCGTTGTTCTTCGTGACGTTATCCGCGATGGCCCGCGACCGATTCTGAATCGTCGTACTGACGATATCAGACAGGTTTGGGAAGGCCATTTAGTTCTCCTGAAGAGGTTAAAGAGGTGAGGATTCGTCGAAAGCTGCTTCGAGCTCAGCACGTAGGCTCCGCTCACCGGCTCCCTTGGCAGCGGCCCCAGGTACACTGGGCGCCCCATGGACGGCAGAAGATGCTCTACGCGCGGCGTTCGCGCGGTTGGTTTTAACCGCCGCGCGGCTTTGCGCCTCTCTCGTCAGGAGGATTTTGCGAGTGTCCGGATTAGACCAGACGGCGGCTGCGTAAGCGTCGTCAAGCGTTTTCGCTCGACCGAGCTCAATCAGGTCTGCCATCATGTCCCGGACATCGTCAATAAACTCATGTTTGGGATCAGCTGCGAACGCGACGATGGCCCTTTCAGCCTCCATCGCATTTTGATGCTCAACTCCCGCGGACTGCTGTTGTATTACAACGTGCGCCCGAGCAGCGAGTTGTCTAGCTTGTAGAACTTCAGGTGGATAGGATAGACGCTGGGTCAATACTGCGTCCAGAGTCTTCAGATCCACTCCGTATGATTGTACGATATTTGCAACGACTTCTGCACGTTCCTGAGGCGACCCAGAGGCCAGCGACTTCACAGAAGTGAAGATGTCGTTCACGAAAGCTTCAGGAGGCATGCCGTTCGCGCTCAAAGCCTCCCTAAATGGCTCGATATGCGCCTGTACGGTATCGGCCATGCGAATCTTGGGGCCAACGCTACCGATCAGGCGCATCGAATCGCCCTCACGCCGCAGGACTTCTTCCTGAACCTCGCGGGGCAGCGCGTTCCACTTCTCACGTACAGCGGGTTTCCACTGAGCCGGCGCCTTCAGGTCGGTCGTGACCGCGGCTGCGGGAGGCACGACTGGCTCAGTAGGCGCGGGGAGTGCCGAAGGCTCCGCAGCCTTCGGAGGCCCAGTGGAAATGGGGGCAGGCTCCAGCGGAGGCGTTTCCTTGGGCTCGCTGGATGCCGGTATTACTATATGTTCGGGATCGTGCTCTTCGACAGCTTCTTCGATAGTGTCGCGAAGGCTTGGGGCCTCGTCTACTGTTTCGTCAACAACTGCATCGTCTAAGGGCATATACGGGAGAGTACGCTTATTTTAATGTAAAGTAAAGGGTTATCGTTTGTTTTCTAATGCGGCTATAGCTCTTGCTATATCCCCCCTCTTCACGGCGCCAGCTCCAGGTTTTCCCTGATAGTAATCAGCCCGTTTCTGGGCCGCTTGAGCCCACTCGCCCTTGAAGTCGTCCATAGTGGTTAGACCGTGCGCTTTCATGTAGGCGCGGTGCTTGGATCGAGTGTCGATGGGGGTGCCGTCGGTCGCCCTCATACCGTCATAGTGAGTCTCACCTATGACGGGCACGCTACGCCCCGGTTGCTCGTAGTCTGGGCTGACCTCTACGAGGCAGTCATCTGCGGGACTCCAAATAAATCGTCTACGGGTCATTTCGGCTCCTTGGCGGGCTTTCCACCCCGCTCAAACGCGGTTGCCATTTGCATATCGGCTTGATGCTTCTGAGCCGAATGTTCCATTTCCTGGGCGAACTCTTGTCGCTTCACCTGAGACTGAATAGTTGCCTCGTTTTGAGTCTGGGCAAGCTTCTGTTGGCCCAGATTCTGATCGACTGCCGCCCTCTGCTGGGCCACCTGCTGATCCACTGCCGCCTTCTGCTGCGTCTGGTGCAATTTGAGGGCGCCTTCCTGCTGCTTAAGTTGGAGCTTTTGCTGACCTTCAGCCTGCCCAAATTGAAGTTTCTGTTGAGATAGCTTAGCATCCGATTCACCCTTCATTTCCATAAGTTTGAGCTGACCTTGTACCTTCTGTTCTTCGGGACTTGGTTGAGGTTGCTGGGGTTCAGCCAGCTTCTTCTGTAGCGCCGAGAACGTCCGATCAAGTTCACCTTCAAACTTCTTGCCGACTTTGAAGCCGGCCAGGGAGAACTGGAGCAATTGCATAAGGAATGGCCCCATAATGGGGTCACTATTCATAGTGGGGAGGATTTCCTTCAGGAAGTTAGTGATTGTACCCATGTACTCCATGCGGTCTTGCTTTTCCGCCTGGAAGTCTATATCGCTGAGGCTATCCGACTCTACCCTACAACGAAGGATAAATTCAGGTTGCTTGATTAACTGCTTCGCCTGTTCGATAATCTGCGGATCTTCATTCATGAAATCACATTGCGCCAACTTACAAATTTCAGCAATGTCGAAATGCTTACGCATAATCTGCGCCTGAATATCGAACACCGACGAGCAGTACTGTACTACATTCTTCTGCCGTTGTTGAATACGCATCGACGCATACGCTGTCTTGATCTTTTGAGCGCCCAGCGTTTCGCTTGCCTTCGTTGCGCCGCGAATGATATCCGACATACCGGTGATTTCATAAATCTGGTTCTTGACGTCCTCGCGGTTCTTGGTAAGTTGGTCGATGGTGAGAACGACCATGTCGAGGGGTATCCAATCAATGACCCCCTTGATCCCGCCTTTCTCCGCGAAAGCTGCCCACTGATCCACCGGGACCAGTTGGTTTTCAGCTGCGTTGGATAGGAGAGCTTGCACCTGCGAGCTCGCCTTGTCGTAAACGCCGGCCAGTCTGCAGGCGCGAACCAGTATGGAAATGCGGGTGTTGATGTCGTTGAGTTCTCGGTACTGATCCTTAGCGTAGTGGTAGTCGGGAATGGGGACGTATTGCCCATTTGAGACAGTAGATACGAGTGGAACTGGGCAAGGGAAGAAGTCGTCAAGTTCAAGGAAATCGTCCTTCTCACCTAGTAGTTTGTCAAGACCCTTGCTGAACCAAATCACCTTCTCGGAGGGCTTGTCCCAAATCTCGTACACGACCGCCTGCTGCATGATCATGTTCTTGGCCTCTACCGAGTTGTCAGTTCGGT